ATGACAAAAAAGGAACCCAAAGAGATAAATTTTCCTGAAAATAAGAAGGTTAGGGCAAAATTAAGGCGGAGTGATCCAGGCAAAATTGCAGAAATGGCAGAGGTTTCAGTCACTTACGTGCGCGACATGCTCCGGGGCCGCCGGGCTTTCACCGATGAAGTAGCAAAGGCAATCATTGAACTGCTGAACACCAGGAACCAACTTTCCAGAACTCTGGATGAGATCGTGAACCAATGACCAGGGTACTTACTGCATTAATCATGACCACATCGAGGAGATTGTCCAGGACTATTGTAATTCAACTAACCAATAATCGAACTATGAAAAATGAAGCTCATGTGTTGAAAACCGAACATCAAATTGCGGAAGCTCAAACTCAATTAACTCAAAGATCGAGTGATAAAGTTGAATCAAATGAGATCTACGAGTCTTACCAACGGAAATCATCACCACGCCACGTGCAGCCCAAAATTGAGACCCATCATTTTCAGCGGATGGCGGACGGTAATTTACTGTGCACCCATTGTTCCCGAACGCTCCCGCTAACGAGTAAAGGCGATTTAGACAAGGTTGAACTGCTGCGGAAAATTGCTCTTCGCCAATGGTAGCATCCTTGGCAAAAATATCAATAGTAAATAACAAAGCTGGTACCATAATAAACTACATTTTAAAGGTTTGACAACTCAAATGTAGCAAAAGTATCTGATAGCTCAACTGGACAGAGCGTGCGTAAGATCCTTCGGGTGATCTACAATAAGGTGGGGGTTCGAATCCCTCTCAGGTACCAACCTTTCAAGCAACAAGCGCGACGTAGGATCGGGGGCCGCGCGAGAGCCCGGCCCCCTCAATTAAGACCAACAAAATGAGTGCAGTTAATAACATCGTCACGGTAAGCGCACAGAATCTGATGAGGATTATCAGCAAAAGCTGCTATGACAAGCTCGTTCAAAGAGGCAAGATCCGTGTCCTCCAGCGTGGCTGCAGAAACACTCCTGCACAGGTGGAATGGAATAGCGTGCCGCCTGATCTGAAGGTGCGGTATATCCGGGAGTTCGGGGATCCTGTCAAGAAGGCGGGCCTGTTCAAGCTGAGGAGCTACATTGAAACGGATTATGAGGCTCATGCCTTTTTTGCCAGCTGGAAACTCCCCAACGGCAATAACATCCCGGAGGAAGAAGACAATCAGAAGCAGACCGAGTACTGTACCAATGCCAAAATACTGAACGCTATCCGCAAGGCTCTCGCAGACCGAAAAGGGCATATAAAAACACTCCAGGGAGATAAGGCAAAGATCGTATGGCCGCAAATTGTCAAGGAGGTAAAGACCTTGAAAAAGGAAATGGGCCACACCCTTCCAACGAGCTCACAGCGGCTCAGGGAAAAGCTTGATAAGTACGTAAAGGATGGCTATGTATCACTGATCAAAGACAGGTACGGTAATGCCTTCGCCTCCAAAGTTCAGGATATGGAGCAGGAGTCAGTACTCCGCTCAATCATGCGCAAGCATAATAACTTCGACTGTGAACAGATAGCCTCATTATACAATGTTGTAGCTGATAAGGTTGAATGGGGTCGGATCACAGCGCAGACCGTATCCAATTATGCCAAAAAATGGGATATCCTGGTTACTTCCGGCAGGGCCGGGCAGCGGGAGTTTGATAACACGAAGGCTATGCTTATCAAGCGCAGCGCGCCCACACACCCCCTGTATTATTGGACTCTTGACGGCTGGGATGCTGAACTTCTATATCAAAAGACTGAAACAGACCATGACGGGAATTCCGTAACTACCTATCACAACAGGCTTACGGCTGTGATAGTCCTGGATCCGTGTTGCAAATACCCGGTAGGTTACGCGGTAGGATCTCATGAGACCCCGGAACTGATCAAAGCGGCCCTGCGAAACGCGGTCAATCATACCAAAGAGCTGTTCGGCGATCGGCACACAGTACTGCAGGTACAGTCCGACAACTACGGTAAGAAAAAGATGCAGTCTATTTACCAGGCTGTAGGCCGCCATTATACCCCCGCGCGCGTAGGCAACGCGAAAGCAAAGGTTATTGAGCCCTGGTTTAACAAGATCAACCACGACATTTTCCAGTATATGCCAAACTGGAGCGGTCATGGTGTAACCTCAAAGAAGAGTAGTCAGCCCAATGCCGAGTACCTGAACAAAATCAGACATTCCTTCCCGGATGAACAGGGCTGCAGGCTCCAGATTGAGACGGCCCTGGAGGTTAAGAGATCTGAAGCCAGGGAGGCTTATCTAAAGGCCTATCGTGAAATGCCTGAGCAGGATAAGCATATCATGTCCGATGAGGACTTCCTCTACACATTCGGTCAAACAACAGGGTTCAGCAACCGGCTCCAGGCAAGTGGCCTCGTGGTTACCATTGACGGGGTAAAGCGCGAATATGACTGCTTTGATCCAAAGTTCCGGCAGTATTCGTACGTGGACTGGACTGTAAAGTACGACCCGGCAGATCCATCAACGGCACTCGCTATGAATCACGATGGATCCTTGCGATTCACCGTTTCCGAAAAGTACGTACAGCCGATGGCGCTGAAGGAGCGTACAGAGGAAGACTCAAAGCAGCTGAAACGAGTCCGCGAACATAACCAAAACCTGCGTCAGGAGGTAATGGATGTAATGGCTGAAGATCAGGTTGTGCTGAGTGACTTCTTCCTGCGCAATCCGCAACTGGAGGGAACGATTACAAAGCTGGTGCTTATTGACAGCATGGGCCAGCACAAGGACAATAAATCATCTGCACGGCTTGGTAATGCCCGCAAGGTGCTGGACAAACAGAGCCGGAAGATCGAGCGGGAGAGCGAACAGTCCTGGGCTAAACAACAGGAGGAGTATATGGAATCAAAGGTTGACATCAACAAATATTTAAGCATGCCCTAAGAGGCTTTAAAAACCCGTAAAAATGAAAACAGAAACCAAACAGGAAATCATTGCTGCTCTTGAGTCCTTCATGAGGCAGCACGACATCAGTGCAAGCGATGTGGCCAAGAAGGCCGAAGTAAACCAGTCCTATATCAGCAACATGAGGGCCGGGAACTTCACCATGAGTGCCGGTGCAGGTAATGTGGTTGAAATAGCCGATAAGTACTTTGAGAAGATTGCCAGGCTCATCGGGTACAAGCTTGAGAAGAGCTATTGGGAGCCTGTTGGTACATCGCAGATGCGCACGATCCTGGCTACTCTGGAGGAGGCTAAAGAGTACGGGGCAACCAAAGTGGTTATAGGGGACACCGGAAGCGGTAAATCGTATGTGACGGAGATGTTCGCCAAGGCTCACCCGATAGACTGCTTTGTGGTAACAGTGGGCAGCCAGGATAACATTGGAGACCTCATTGATAAGATCTGTGAGAAGATCCACATGACGTCGGAAAAGACTAAGAGCTCTACCCTGAGGCATATTGCCAAAAGATTGAACAAAATGAAGTTTGACGGGCATAAGCCCATCATCATCTTCGACGAATCGGAGTACATGAAAGCGCCTGCACTGTGCAACATGAAGGAGCTGTATGATAACCTGAACGGTATAGCCGCTATCGTCCTTATGGGCACCCCTCAACTGATCAGGCACCTGGATAAGATGCGCAAAAAGGACAGGGACGGCATCCCGCAGCTGTACAGAAGGATCAAATTCGGGATACGGGTACTGCCCACGATCGACAGGACATTCAGGCAGTTCCTCCCAGTTGATCTTGAGCCGGGACTTGTAAGGTTCATACAAGCCAACTGCGAAAACTACGGGGAGCTTCATGATGTACTCGTACCGGCATTGCGCGAGGCCGACAGGACTGGGCAACCCCTTACAGAAAATCTAATCCGGACAATCCTCAACATGCCAAAGAACTAACTATGGCTCGTGCGCTTACGGTTTCAGACCTGATTAACAAGAAGTACAAGCTCTTTGAATTTGATGGTGAATGGTATGAGGCTTTTAAGCGACCTGAGAAATATGGCGTGTGGTTCATTTGGGGCCAGTCTGGGAACGGTAAGTCAACCTTTGTCCTTATGCTCCTGAAATACCTCACGCGCTTTGGTAAAGTTCTTTACAACTCAATGGAGGAAGCTGCAGCACATACAATGCAGGAGGCTTATATCAGGACAGGGATGATGGATGTGGACGGGAAGATACTACTACTGGAGCGGGAGAGTATCGAGGATCTGGACAGGAGGCTGAGTAAGCAAAGATCGGCTGACATTGTGGCCATAGACTCCTTCCAGTACTCAGGGCTCAACTGGGATCGCTACAAGAAGCTGAAGGAAAAGTACCCGCATAAGCTTTTCATCTTCATATCGCATGCTGATGGAAAGGAGCCTGAAGGAAGACCGGCCAAGAGGGTACATTTCGACGCCACGCTCAAGATCCGGGTTGAAGGATACCGGGCAATATCAAAAGGCAGGTATATAGGCCCAAATGGAGGAATATTCACAATCTGGCCCGAAGGGGCCGCTAAATACTGGGGAGAATAATCAATGAAAACAACTGAAATCAATTACAAGTATGACCCGGCGGCGCGAGTGCTGACCGTGTATGGCGGGGAGCGGCCCAGGGGGTTCCTTAAAGGCGATTTTGCCGAGCAGGAGTTTGCAAGGCTGATATCAAAGGGTACGGACATAACATTTACCGACATGAACTCACAGGCAGATCAATTGAGGAAGATGAACATTCAGTCCCTGATGGGGATACTGGCCGGTCTGGGCATCATTGAAAAGCGGCAAATAATCCTTGAGCGCTTTGGGCTTGAAAGCATGACACAGCTGTCGGATGTGCAGATAGAACAGCTTATTGACCACTTCGGCAACGGCCCTAAAAGACCGGTTAGTGATGATACCAGAAAGCTCCGGAGCGATGTGATGAGTATTATCACCAGGATCGGAGTTTACCAGACAAACAAGGACTGGAAGAAGGTAAATGCCTTCCTACTCGATAAGAAAATTGCCGGGGCGTTGCTGTTTGAACTTGACAATGATCAGCTGTCTACTCTCGCTCGCAAGCTGAGATCTATCGAAGGAAAATACGCGAAAAAGCGTGAAGATATCATCCGTCAGCAACTTATGAATTAACCGATGGCTAATTATACAACAGCTGCCCACACGGCAGAAAAGACCCGGAAGATCGCCGGTTATAAGCTACGGATAGACTCATTGATCAACACCATGAACAAAGATAATATCGAGGTACATCAGAGGCTGATAAGCGTTCTCAAAATGAAGATCATGGCGTTAGAAGGTTGTAAGGATCCGGCGATGGACTGGGGCATCAGCCCGGCAGAAGGTACCAAAATCTAAACACTATGGCAATAAACAACGGAACGCAGCAGATTGCCCCCGGTAAGTACGTCAACGAGTCGATTGACGTGTGCCGCGGGTGCAAGGGTACGGGCATCAGCCTTCAGGATGGAATATCCGAATGCACCACCTGTGAAGGGTCGGGCATGGTACTGATAACTAAGGATATTCAAATTTCAGTCAAACCATATAAATCAAACTCAAAAAACGATGGAAAGTGAAACCATGACCATGACCCCGGAGGAGCGCGCAGAGTTCCTGGCGTTCCGGGCAGCAAAACAGCGTAAGGCTGAGGAGCAAAAAGCAAAGGAAGACAGGGAAGCCTATAAGACCCTGGTGGAGGAGAGCATAAACATGGCTTTCCCAAAGCTGAAGGAGATCAGCGACCGGTTAGTCAGTGAAAAGGCTGACGTGCTGGATCTGTTCAAGAGCGCTATCAAAATGAAGGAGTCAATCTTCGGAATCAAGGCTGAACAGAAGTCGCACACCTTTACCAACATCGAGGGAACACGCAGAATCATCATCGGCCAGTACGTGTCGGATGACTTCCGGGACACGGTTAATGAGGGAATTGCGAAGGTTACTTCTGCAATTGAAGGACTTGCCAGGGACGATAACAGCAAGGCCCTTGTACGTGCAGTATTAAAGCTGCTGAGCAAAGACCAGAAGGGCAACCTGAAGGCCTCCCGCGTCCTGCAGCTCCGTAAAATGGCCGATGAAAGTGGAAACCTTGAATTCATTGACGGGGTAAAGATCATTGAGGAGAGCTATCAGCCAATAGTATCAAAGATATTCATCCGCTGCGAGGCAAAAGAGAAGGATGGCGCATGGGAACTTGTGCCATTGGGAATGACAGAGGCCTAGCGGATATTTTGCCTGTCCGGGATTTGGTGGACATCCCGGCAGGCTTTTCAAGAGAATAAAAATGGCTACAGCCATTGGCATCCGGAAAGACGGAGGGTTCATTGGGGTAAATTTCTCTACCTGATTGGTAAAGCCTCGAGTAAAAGAGCAGCATTGCAACCCCAGGAGAAACGTAGGGGGAAAAACTTCGGGCAAAACGGGTTCGAGTCCCGTCAATGAAACAAAGGGGAAAAACCATGAAACGTTATTTACTTACTTCAACAGCCTGGAATGGCGAAATAGAGATCACGTACAATGATCTCCAGCTGCTGGTGAACCTGGATCTGTCCAGGGCAGACTTAAGCGAGCAGCAGCAAATCTGGTTTTTACGCAATATGCCACGCGAGCTGGCGGAGCTCCAGGCGCTGATGAGCAAAGCCGCTTCGGCTACGCTGACAGAACTGACCGGAGAGGTTACCTTCGACATGTTCTGGGGCCGGTACGATGAAAAGGTAAGGTCGAGCAAAAAGAAGGCATTGAAGATATGGAACCGGCTTTCGGTTAAAGACCGTGAGAAGGCCTTTAACTTCATCCGCAAATACGAAAACAGTATTGCTCCTGGAGTATCGAAAAAGTACGCTGAAACCTACCTAAACGCGGAATTATGGAACAATTGAGCCGCAAAGGGAAGTACCCCGACTATAAAGACAAAACCGCCTGGATGGTTGTGATCATTGCCTGGGTTATAATACTGGCCTTTGTTGAATTTTACCCGTAAACGATTAGGATCGGGCGCGCCTTGGGAGGTCAGCAATGCCGACTGAGTTTGACAGGTGGCGCGATTTGCGGGTCAGGCAGTGGGGGCCCGCGGAAAAGATTGAGCTTAATTTAAAACAACTATAACCGGTAATAAAATGGACTCAAATAGCCAATTAAAAGTAATCAATTCCGGGTTTACCATCATCCGCAGCGATGACCAACCGGCCCCCAGGATCAAATTCAAAGGGCTGGGATCCCTTGAGTGGAAGACACTCGAAAAATTTAGTTCAAAGGCAGCGCGCGATCGCAAGATGGGCACTCTCCTGCAAATGGAACATATAATAGCCGACTGATGAAAAATATCAACTACCGTCGATACTACCTTCATAGAAAGCTAAAAGGCTGTGTGAAGGTTAATGCCCGCAGGAGGATTATATCGGCCCCGTATGAAACCTTCAATTCCCTGCCGGAGAACGTGGCAAAAATTGTATTTGAATTACGGAACAGCTTCCGCTACTCTATTCAATACTCACTTTAAACTTTATATAATGGAAACACGTCTTCGAAAGTCAATAGACAAGCTTCTCAAGCATTTCGGCTATCAGCGAATCCCGAAAACGCCCCCAACATACAAGGTTGAGACTGTATCTATTTCCTTACTCAGGGCTCAGCATAGAATCCACAAGTCCAGGCTTATTGATCATATAGACGCTCCGGAGTTTGCCTACCAGTTGAGAAAACATACGCTGGATCAACTGAAAAATGAAATTATTGACGCTGTTGCCTCTAATATAAAGTACGAATGTACCGAAAGCCCGGACGGGAGTGAGATCATCCTACAAGCCGGGCTGTATGTAAACGCCTTTAAAGACAATAAGAGTAATAGCATTCTTAATGATAACCTCCAGTTATGGATAGCATAAAGATAAAACTCACCCGGAAAGAATGGGTTGGGCTCACCTCCTTAGTTTTGGCTGAGAGCTCTAAATTAAAAGTACTGGAAGATCGCTATTTCAGGGCCTTATTAGAGCATTTATTGCGACAGGTATACATGCGCCTGCACAATAAGCTTCATAGCCTTAAAGAGGCTAAAAATGCCTTGAACCTTACCATAAGCGAAGCCGCAGCCTTCAACATGGTCTTTGCCGATGAAGAATATGAGGCCCCCAATACTTACGCAACGGCAATCATTACTTCAATTACCAGCCAAATAGACCAAAAATTAGCTTAGATGGCCTATAATAAGCGCAATAAACTGCTGACGATGCAGAAAGTAATAGAAATCTACCTCCGGGAGAAAAAGCCCGGTATAAGCACCGCCTACGTTTATCGCACGTACATTTTCCCCGTGTATCCTATTTCCATCACAACTTTGTACAGCTACCTGAATACACCGGTCGTAAAACAGATCAAGGAGATGGATGCGGAGAAACAGGCCAACCAACTGAGTCTATTTGAGTAGATTAATGAAAAAAGTTAAACGTGCTAACCTGTTTTAACCAAAGTGTACTATATTTGCCCTCGACTTACAGTTTATCATTCAGGGGCATGCTTCTGAAACATTTGTTTAAAAATAAAGGCAACGCTGCCACGGTGGTTCCGGACCAAAGGACGGAACTGGTTTCTCGCTCCGCGATAAACTGTAAGTCACACCTAAAGCAGCGTTGCCCATTTTATTAACACCCAACTCTTTTTAAAATGACTTACAAAAAAGAAGGTGAACAGGCTAAGAACCTGCAGTTGGTCGAAATCGGCCACAACAAATTTGCCGTAGAGCTTCACGAAGGCAATGTTAGAGTGAATCTGACAAAAATGGCTAAGCCATTTGGCAAGACTCCGAAGGATTGGCTGAAGTCACAACCCGCAAAGGATTACCTAAACGCTATTTCCGATAGGACTATAATCCCATCGGCTGATTTAGTGCAAATTAGAAAGGGAGGTTCGGCTGATGAGCAGGGTACGTGGGCAAATGATTACCGGATAGCTATGCGATTTGCCCAATGGCTCAGCGTTGACTTTTCAATTCAGGTAGACGATATGCTTGTAAACATGATGAGAGGGGTAAATAAGCCCCTGGCACTGGCTAAAGATGCCACCATACCTGAAGATATTGTTTATCCGGTTGATATTTCGGGTGAAGCGATCCAGTGCTACTATACTAATGGAATGGTTTATGCCAGGATGAGCACTTTGATATCGTTCTTAGGGTTCGATGGGTGGTCAGGTTATATGAAATCAAAACTTGGTGAACAAAATATTATCTATGTTCCCTTTGGGAAGTCATCCGTTCCTTTCGGTAATTTTGAGGCATTCAGGCTATTTATCAAGTATTACCAACCAGAATCATTCAAAAGTATAGCTGTAGCGGCCCGTAACATTTACGGCGTTAATTTCGGTAGTAATCAGCAGCATGAACCAATAGTATACTCATATACAGCGCTTCAGATGCTGGAAATATTTGAGCTGATTTTAGATAAGCCGGTAAAAAAGGATCTGGTTCTTGAAGCCTTAAAAAAAGGTAAATTGGAAGGAGGCCAGGTATGACCAGAACCTTTGTTAACCGAAAAAGTGAAGTTACACAGCAGATGGATCAATACCGGCTTTTGGGTTTTACCACCTATCGCACCCGCCTGGAGTGTAATTGCGCCTTTAATAATCGTCGTAATGGAATCCTGGTAATAGAGCCGGAAACCCTTAAGCTGACCGCAAAAGTAATACGTTGCAGGGCATGCAGGAAGGAGGCCGCAGATGAATAATCCTGACATAATCCCGGTTGATTTGAAGCACCTGCTTAAGTTACTCGAAACACAGAAGCAGCAATCAGATGCTTTGTACGATTTGGTGTGGGCTATCAATGAGCTTAGAAAATCGCAGGATAAAAAATTGATAAGCAAGCCCACGAAGCTAACTGTTATTAAGTAAAAAAAGGCCCCGCTGAGGGTCTTTTTTTATTCCCGGCATCGGAGCCGATCACTCGTTCATATTGAACTCATAGAGCTTTGAAGGAGCGTCCCAGGAGGTAAAGAACAGCTTGCCGTTCTGCGCGAACAGGATCTCATTCGGATTTAGCCCCTCAGCCCTTCTCACTATTGGATTTGTCATATCACAGCCCGGGAACCGCGTAATGAAACCAAGGCTATTAACATCCCCGCAGGTATAGAGATCAGTCCCGTCGAAAAAGCTGCCAAACCCTGGTATAATATCAACATTCTCAAACGTCATATAGGCGGTATCAATAACTGCCATTAGGGTGTCATTTTCGCCCTCTCCAATAATGTAGGCTTTTCCGCCATACTCGTTGATATACCTGAAGGCAAAGTCATCGGTCGGATTAGAAAGCCCGGGGATGACAATACTCTGGAATGACATGTCGCTGCAATTTACCTTATAGAACACCGCTCCGGAAGGAGATACCGTGTTACGCGCCACCGCGTACATCTCAACCCTGTCATTATATACATGCAGTTGAGCCGAATGGCCATAATTCTTATCAGCCAGGTTGACCACGTTGACCAAAGTCCAGTCCTCTATCCTGATCTTGAACAATTGAACCGGGCCGCAGGATATCCCGTACACATAGGTGCCATCGGTAACTATTGCCGGGCTGTTACTCAAAGCGCCCACCAGGTTACTATTGAACACTATGTTCCATGAGAGCGTATCGGGATCAATGCTGAGAATGGTAAACTTCCCGTCGTTGTTCCAGCTGTTTGCGTACAGCTTGTTATTAATCGCATCGTAACAGATACTTTCCACATTCTTGCGCGCGGTGAGAGTGACAACATTTGCGTCGGACAGGTTATCCGGATTGTTCCACCTTACCAGTTTGGATGATGGATCGGAATATGGTGTTCTGTTTGTTGCAAAGAACCTGTTACCAACCCTTATGGTTCCATGCATGTTGTTAGCCAGGTTAGCAGACTGCTGAACGATAAGCAGCGGAGTGTTGACCGGGACACAATTCTGCACCGGTTTATCCGTCACACCGGTCAGGAACTCAGTAGCGGTCGATTTAATTCTTCCGGGGATAATAGTGATGGAAATTTGATCCCCATGTTGTACCGCCAATGAGTTGCCTTCAGAGTCCAAAAGAGCCAGTTCATAAGGCGCCCAATCATTAAAGCCGAATTGATCAAAGTCGGTAACTGCTCCGTTCACCTTTATCACAATATCATCCAGGAAGTCGATCATTGGATCCATCTCGGTATCGAAGAATAGCTTTATATAAGATCCGTCGAAGTTGGTGCGCACCCGGATCAACCGGCATATATCCATCACCTCGACCGATATCACCTGCTCCGCCTGCTCGCCGCCTGCTTCCGCTTTTATCTTTATGCTAAGGTTGTTCCTCCCGTGTGGCGGATTTTCGAAATCCGGAGCCTGCTTGAACGATAATATACCGGTCGCCGGATCGAGATCAAACAATTCGTCATCCAGCCCGCCATTGAAGGAAAAAGCGGCTGCCCTGTTGGCAGTTAATGTACCTATACTGATGCTGCCTTCAGGAACCTGGAACAGAGTTGTAGAAGTAATGGCAAGATCCTGATGGGGGATAACATTGCCGGCAGCAAGTTTAAGGCCGACACTGAGCTGGAGATCCGGAGGAACCGTATCGAATACCTCCTCCGCCACAACGGGATCCATGATATTATAAAGTTGCTCCATAGCGGAAGCGTCATAAGCCTGGCAGGTAAATGTTACTTCATACTCCTGGATCCCATCATCCCGCTTGATACGTCGCGTGGAAGTCCGGATAAGGGCTGAGAATCTGTCCCCCGCACTCCATCCGTGTAATGCCTTATGCACGTTCTCAAGTATAGTCCAGATCGCCCCGGCATTAAAGCGCTGCTGTTCCGGGGCGCGAAGGTTGGAATTACTCAGGCGGGCATTCGAAATGCTCACCGAGATCTCAACGAGCCCGTGTTGAATCTGACGCCCCTCGTTGTTCCAGGGTATGCGGGAGATATCTACCAGGGCGCACGGAAATTTTACAGGCGGGTGGTTCGCGAAATAATCCAGCTGCCCCCAGTCCTGGTCAATATATTTGAGATTTGGCTCGGTATCTGATATCCGGTTCATGACAGCGTCAAGAAGTGACTTCATGGCTTGAGTGCTTTAAGTATTTGTTGATTTACCTCTTTGAAATTCGCGTCGATTACCTCTCTTATACAATGATCCACCTGGGCATGATGTCCGATGAAGCGGCGGGCCTCAACCTTTATCATGGATCCTTCCTTCTTAAGGGCAAGGAGTTTCCAGTACTGCGCTTCCAGGGTGAGCCGCTTTGACCTGGAGTCATGCATTGCAGAGCGGGTCTTTATATTGTACCTGACTCCTCCCACGCATTTGTAATACATGGCCCAGAAGTATTTTTTCATCTTTGCGGTCACCGGGATCACTCCCCCCTCATTCAGGATCCTCGCCTGGGGAGCTGAGGATGAAAAGGTCACAGATCCAAATGCAACGGATGCGCGGATGCTCCTTCTCAACGCTCCGGATCTGATCATCAGGCTGCCCCTGCGGTTTGGTATCCTTACCTCCTTCCAGGGACTGTCAAAAAAGGCTTTCCGCTCAAAATTCCGGTCAAACTCATCGCTCAATTCAACTTTGAGATCCCTGAGTATATTTCTGTAAAGTGAGCTCATAGCATAGAGATGATATCTCAGCCGTCAATTTCCGGTAATTCGACCGTTTGGCCAGCCATGTGATGTGTACAATCTCCCAGGTATTGGATCATTCCGTCTTTGACAAAACTGTGACATACGAAGTCCGTAACTCCGTCCAGGGTTCTTGTCCATTTAACCAGGATCGACGGGCTAAAGGTGGGCCTATTTATGTCACCGTTAAAGCTCCAGATTGCATTAAGAGAATTGTGTTTTTCTGTAAAAATTCCGTGTTCACACCCGCAGCCGGGGCAGAAAAATGTATAATCCGGGAGACCTTTGCTTTGTACTTTTGACTTTCTAAGCTTTGCCATGATGTTTATGTTAGAGTAAAATGTTGAAGTAGAGCAAATCTGTTGTATCTTTGTGACGTCTTTAAACTGACAGTAGGTTTGACAGCCTGCCGTGCCGGGCCACAGCAATGCGGCCCTTTTTTATTGTGCTATCAGCACTTCTGTTTCCTTAACAACAATGATCCTAATAAAGCGATAATCAGTTTGGCCCTCATACTTGGCTAATCCCTCTTTAATTCGCTGATCAGAATATAGACTTCCATCCGGGAAATACAATACAGCGGCTTTTGCGCCTTTCTGTCTGCAATGGTTAAGGGCATGTTTTACTGAATTTATGCCGCTGCCCGTTATACTGGATATTTCCATAGGGATGTCATTGATTGTTCCATCAATGAGTTTAACTCCTATCCCTTTTTGAGCCTCACTTTCAAGAATGATCTTATAGCCGGATTCGAACAGTATATCTCTTGCCTGTTTTTCAAGGTGGCCATTTCTGGGATTAAACTGATGTTGCTTATGGGTCGCTTTCAGCCCACCGGTATTTTTATCGTAGGCAACATCGGTGTATTCCTCATTGCTTCTTAGCTGCTCATATTCCGAGGCCCTCTGTTTTAATAATTTGTCCTGGGCCTGGTATAGATCCTTCAGCTGGCTTTTAATCCCCTGTAACTCCTGGAAATACGGGTGCTTTGGCGGGAAGATTACCTTTTGCTTGCCCGGGTTAAAGCGGAAGATCTGATCGCTGTTATTCCCGTTCCTGTCAATGTGAGTGGTAGCCGATTCACCCTTTTTGATAGAGTCAACCGAGGAGCTATTTGGGTACTTGCCTTTCCGAACCTGTACAACGTGGCATCGACATCTCCAGCCATTGGGCGGGTAATATTGATCCCAGAATGGATCTTCCAGGGCAAGGGTTGTCAGGTTGAGCATCCGGTGTGAGTCGCGCACCTTATCATCTCCTGCCGTTCTGTACTGGAGATCGTACCGGTCGCCATCCTTCTCATAGTCGGCCCATTGCGCCGCACTCTCTGCACTTGAAGTGGCAAAGATGTATTCGGCCTCCAGGTAGTTTACATTATACGTCTGGTGGATCTGCTTCGCCTCCCTGGAGAACTGGCCAAATAGCTTGACCTTTCCATCGGGGGTAAGCAGCATCCCTGATAACTCTTTAAGCTGGGCGTGAGTTTTACACCCGGAGAAAAGAAAAACATCCTCCCTGAGCGATGAATACATGTCGGGTGGCACCTGATTTTCATGTATACCCTGCTCGATTGCTCCGGACAAAACCCGGTTCGTTTCATTAATGAGGTCAGAGAAGGGCTTATCGCTAATCATCTCTGAAGAATAGCCGCCTTTGGAGTGGACATGCCTGACCGCCCTGTCGAAGATACTTTTACGCATCCCTTTGCCCGATTCCGGAGTTCCCAGGGTGATCATCCCCCCGCAGTCCTCGCACTTGAATGTATAAAGCCCCGCTAACTGTGCATGGAATTTAGAGGGGCCTACTGAAAATTTCCCTGGCCACCTCCCTGCGACTTAAGCTTCACGAAATTGACCCCGAACTTGGAATTGAGCCAGTCAAGATCCGGCTCGGCATATTGCATGAATTTAACAGTGCGATCGCAGAGCTCCTTGATATCCTCCTGCGGATCATAACCGTAAGTGAGCCCGTCAGGTAGCAGTCCAATTTTGAATAGGGCTGCCAGGACGCTGGAGTTCATATACCCTTCGACAAGCCGCTTATCCGAATCCGTCAATGAGCCAAGCAGCTCGATGGAGGCATTCTCCTTTCCCTTAGTCCCGAACTTCGTATCCTGCCCGATAATTGCGCCTGATATCAGCATAGAATTCTCGTTATTGCACATGCTGATCAGGTTGTTATACACATCCCCGGTGGTGGTACCCACTTCAGCAAACTTGAACTCTTCCGATTCGTCGATTATGAACCATGCGGCAGCACCCATATCGCGCATCATGTTTTCTGCCCTGGATAACATCGAGGGATCCTGGGTGTTGGTTTTAATATAGCGGGGAGGAATGCCGTATATCTCACACAATTCACTCCAGCAGCTCTGGGCGAAGCGCTTGAATAATACATGGGGAACGGCCTTATTCAGAAGGCCGAAGTCATGGACGTTTCCAAATTCGAGCAGCCATACGCCGTATTCCTTAGCATTGCGGTAATCGATGCCCTTATCTGCAGTCTCATCCAGCAGCAGGATACCCCGTTCGGGCAGTATATTCATCCTGGGCAGTGACACAACCCGGATACCCTGGTTATCGGTCACGAACTCGACAAGTGTAGTACCGGCAAACTGACTGTCAAGGATATGACCTACCAGCTCCGGGAAGAAAGGGCTGCGCTTAAGGATGGCGGTGCTTTCCTCATCAATGTTGCCGGATGCATCCTTCAGGGAAAAAGAAGCCCCTATAGTGGCGCGCTTACGATTCTCTATCTGAGAGGTCAACAGGGCATCTAACAGGATGTCCTTATAGAGATACTGCAGCTTCACCCGTTTTGGATTCTGGACGCTCTCGGCCTGCTGAATAGCGGTCTTCCAGGAGGCAATATCCTGCCTTACCCTGCTGATTGACTTAGGAGCGATCTGGATATAGAACCCGTCCTTGCGATTAGCGGTTTTTGGCGTAGCCTGAGGCCCTGTTTTTAACTGCTTCTTCCCGGAGGGTGATTTGGTATTAGGCATGGTTTAAAAGGTATTTAAAGGGCTAAAAATCGTGATTGAACTTATCGCGGCTTCCGAAACGGAAAGGTTTCGTTGAATCCGCTTCCGGATCCACTGCAAGGGTTGGAAGATCCGGAGCCAGCGCCGGGCCGTTAGCGTACTTGCCCACGCCGGATACTTTTTCGAGCCAGTCAATTGCCCGGTCGTACCGCTCTTTGATCTTATCATGGATAATGTCCACGTTAGCCAGGCGGCATATATACCACACGGTAATACTCTTGCATAATTCCAGCACGAGCGTATTACGGTCGTTCCCTACCTTTGAGAATATCACGGCCACGTCATATCTTGGCCGCCCGTCTTTCCACCGTTGCTGGCTCGACGGGTTCAGGTAGCTTTTCATCTCCTCAATTGCTGCCTGGATGGCCAGGGTGACAATATCCTCATCTGACTCCGTGATTTCATTTAACTGGTATTCGTATATGGCCGAGCTGAGCTCTGAAGGTTGAATGAACATAGCTGCAGGATTATTTGGTTACGAAATAGGCATTCTTCTCGATGTCTGCGATTGTTACCCCCTTTTTGAACTGCCGCCTTTTAATAGCCTCTTTTAGGGACTTCTTTGAGTAGATCTCCGGCTTACCCCAGAAGGTGGTAACGATGTACCGGCGGTCCTCAAGCTTTGATCGCCTGATTGCCTGCCGTACCTTCATCTCAAGGCGTTGTTCGAGCCATTTGCGCAGTATCCACTTCCAGAGTTGGCGCAATAGGCCACAGATGAGCAGGTAAAGAAGCGCCAGGAGGTCTGCCAGGAAATTGATAGTCTTTTTCATGCGGTTAATATCTTCTTGATTCACGTTTGCCAAATCTGAATACTCCTTTCGCGCGGCGTGTGGCATTGTTCAGCTTGGAGAATGCTCCCTCAACCGCATCAGGCCCGTCAACGGCAGCACCGCTGCCTTTCTCGAAAGCCAGGTATTGATCCAGGAGTTCCACCTGGTCGGCGGACTCCTTTTCATCCACGTTTAAGAATACATTTCTGCGCTCGTAGTATGCCTGTGATGCCTCGATACGGTCATACTTATCCGCCTTGGGGCGGGTGTCGGCCACCACCGGTATGTAATACCCCCGGGTATCGCCTTCCAGGTCAAAATCGTTCACGAACAGATCCATTGAAAAAAGCCCCTCAATGTAGTACCTGATCCTTGGAACTTCCCGGAGCCCCCTGTCCTCATAAAGGTTATACAGCCATTTTGCACATTTCGCGCGGGAGGTCTGCCTCAGAAAGCTATGGATGATATGCAGGTCACGGTCTTTCTTCCCTACCAGGAACAGCCCTTTAAAGCAGGCAGAGTCCTTGTAGCTCAGGTCGCCGTAAAAACAGAGGGCGTCATACTCGCGGTATGGCAGCATTTTTTTCCACTGCATGTCATCCAGGCGGAATACCGTTCCGTCCTCAATATGGACGTGCATGTACTCACGCATGAAGCTGCGGTACGGGGTATTGGCAAATTTCTTTCTCCAGTACTCGGCGGATGTCTTACCGGGCCATGAGGGGGTAAAGGTCTGAAGATCGCTCACCGCCTTTACTTTGATGATCTTATGATAGATCTTGCCTCCCTCTTCCCGCGCTTTCTGGATCAGGGTCTTGAAAAGGATCTCGAGGCGGTTGGTAATGGAGTTCTTGTGGAAGTTGTTATTGGCATAGACAAACCTTTTGACAGATCCGTCCATTTCGTCGAAACATCCCCAGAGCTCTTCGGTGATATACTCCACCCCCTCACGCATGAGTAGGTCATTGTGGACATGCTTCTTGTTGTCGATATCATCCACAACAATGTAATCGGGCCGCTGCTCCTCCTCGCGGACGCCCCTGGGACTCTGCCCGAAACCGAGGGACATGAAGCGGACGCCTTCAGTAGTGACAAAATCCCCGTCAGACCAGTCCCCATACTTGAACTTTTCGCCGTAGTCGTTTATAAACCTCTGGTTATACTTCAGCTGAGCCTGGATACCTGAGAGCAGCTTCTTTGCCTTCTTCTCCGTCTCCCCGATTAGCAGCATAAAGCGCATCATGCCTTTAACCATCAGGAAAAGCGGAACGCCTATATCGGCATGCACACTCTTGGCTCCGGAGCGGTAGATTTCAAGCTCCAGGTAGATCTCCTCATTGGTGGTCATATCCTGTGCAAACTCTTTATGAAAGTCTGCACACGGGGCCTTGGCATAGGTAACCAGGTAATACTCAAACCAGCTGGCATAATCTGCCTCCAGGCGTTTTATCCTGGCATACTTTTCCTTCACCGTCTCATTGATCCGGATAGTGGTGGACTTGGCTATACGCTTGCAATGAAGGTCGTAGTCAAGAAGGTACTTTTCGATTTTGCGATCTGCAGGGCTCATTCTGCCTGAAGGTTAGCAACGTGATGAAGGTACTTTTTGTGCCACTCGGTGAACAGGATTGCCGTCTGTGGATCATTGTCGGCCATCCAGTTATCAAAGGCCTTGAATACTGAAAGGATCACCGGTATGGAGCTGGATGATTTTTCAAACGCCTGGAATACCCGCTGGATCTTTGAGAGAGAGTCAGCATTGATCTTGGCCTTGTTGCCCTCTGCAATACTGGCCAGCTCCTTCATGAGCACTTCCCTGATCTTGTAAGGTGAGCACAGGTACTCATCCCGCTTCTTATCCCACGCCATGATATTACGCCAGCGGGAGAGCGATACTTCAGAGATTCCCAGGGCTTCGGCTATAGCATTACAGGTGTAGCCATGTTCAACAAACATCACTTCAGCATCCTGGTAAAGCTTGTGTTTCGGGGTCTTCCTCACGTTCTTTTTTTAAGCAAAATTGCTCTTTGAGCCGCTTCTTTAAAATATTCCTTACAACAGTTTTACTGTTCCCTTCAACTGTTGTACAGTATTTTGCAACAAACTGTCGCGCGAGGTATGTTTGCCGCAACAATTCAGTTTGACACATGCCCCCGTTTGTCCTTAATGATGAGTCAATAATCAACAGCTACGGCTTTGTTCTTCTTAATTCCGGAGGCAAATTCGACCGGTTCAAAGAAAACCCGGTGATGCTTGACGCCCATAACAATTCGACTGCCGCCGCTGTTATTGGGCGGTGGAATAATCTCAGGATCGAAGGGCCTAAGCTGATTGCCGACCCGGAGTTTGACAAAGATGATCCAGATGCGGCAAAAATAGCCGGGAAGGTAGACCGGAATTTCGTCAAAGGCACCTCAATGGGTGTAATGATCGAGGATGCAGAAATGAGGGAGCTGCCGGGATATGGGTACATACCTGTAGCAACATCATGGGAACTCCTGGAGGCATCTCCGGTGGGAGTTCCGTCGAATCGTGCGGCATTGCGCCTTTATGCCAAGGACGGCAAAACGCTGCTTTCCGCGGGTGATATCAAGCTTTCGATTGAAAATCTTGTTCACAAATTTCAACCAAACATGGAGAAAATCATGCTATCCGTCGAGGCGGCCAAAGTCCTCGGCATTGCCAGGGATCCTGAGGCAGCTGACTTGAACGCTGCAGTTATGGAACTCAGTGCAAAGTACACTCAGCTGAGCACCGATAAGGCTAAAGCTGAAAAAGACCTGAATGACTACAAAGCAGAACGGGCGAAAGACCTGGTTGAGCTTAGCATTCGTGAAGGACGGATCACCGCTGACCGCAAGGACAGCTTCGTGAAGCTGGCCACGGATGACTTCAAGCAGGCAAAGGAAATCCTTGAAGGGATGCCCGCCAAACAAACCTTCAGTTCAGAGACTCGACCCGCCTCCAGGCCAGGAGCCGATCGCGAAGGATGGGATTACATGAAATGGCTCAAGGACGATCCTAAGGGACTATCGGCAATGGAGCAGAACGACCCGGACGGCTTTGCAAAGCTGAAGGCAAATTACCGCAGGGGTTAACCGCTCCTGGATCAGATGTTCGCATTTTCACTCAATTATTAACCAATTTTTTCTCTAACAATGCGCAAAAAATTTAGCCTGCCCAACCTCGTGTTTAACATGGTTGTGGCCCTTTTATTCGCCGCCGTCAGCGGGTTTGCAACGCTCCCGGTAATTGCCGGGTCGATCGGCGCGGGCACGCTGCTTTCGTTCACGAAACCCGCCAATGGAGTTTTGTATGCCGGAATCGCCAAAGAAATCTGGACTGATATCCTGCTCGAGGGCTTCTACCCTTCAAGTAATTTCTTGTCGGAGGCAAGGGATATGTCGGAGCTTGTTGAGTTCAATACCATCAACCTTGCTGAAGCAGGGGCCGGGCCATCGGTGCTTATTGATAACTCCTCTTACCCTATTACGGTTACTTCCAGGACTGATCTTCCCAAGACGCTGCCTCTCAAGACGCTCGACACTACCAGTACCGTTGTACGAAATATCGAGAAGAAAGAATCCAGCTATGATAAGATGTCATCGGTAATCTACGGCCACAAACAAGAGCTGCTGAGAACCGCTTGCAAACTTGCAGCCTGGAACTATGCACCCGCATCCGACGCCACCCTTACGCCCGTAATCGCTGCCACTGGAGCGCTTACCAACGGCTACCGTAAGATGCTCTTTGACGATCTGCTGACCCTTATTGTCCGCCTTAACAATGCTGATGTACCTGAAGACGGGCGTATCCTGGTATTGAATCCGCGCCATGAGGCTGACCTTATTGCCCAGGATCTTGCCCTGTATAAATCTGCTATTGTTTCAGGGACTTTGTTTGGAATGAAGCTTTATCGTACTTCAGCCACTCCGATTTATAATGCAACCAACGGAGCCAAATGCGCCTTCGGTGCCGCTGCGGTTCCGGCCTCCGATACTTTCTCATCCTTCTTTTTCCAGAAGGACGAAGTCATGAAGGCGATGGGGGATACTGAGATGTTCGTCAAGTACAACGACCCGGATAACAAGGGCGATGTGTTGAACTTCCAGATGCGCTTTGTCGCGTTATCACTACGCGCAAAAGGTTTCGGTGCTATTTATTCACCTCGTTCATAACAGGGAATGGGACGTTTAGTATATCTGGTTATTCATTGTACAGCTACCCGTGAGGGCCAGGGGGTTAGTGCCAGCGACATACGCCGGTGGCACACCTCCCCACCCCCCTGGGGACGCGGATGGAGCCGGGTAGGCTATACCGACCTGATCCACCTGAATGGCAAGGTTGAGCGTCTTGTTCCAAATAACGAAGACGATACTGTTGACTCCTGGGAGCTCACCAATGGAGCGGCAGGAATCAACGATTGCGCACGGCATATTGTCTATGCCGGGGGCCTTGCATGTGACGGCACAACGCCAAAGGATACCCGGACGCCCGGGCAGCTGGAGAGCCTGAAATTGTATGTCCTGGATTTCATCCAGCGTCATCCTCAGGTCAAAGTTGCCGGTCACAACCAGTTCGCTGCAAAAGCCTGCCCATCGTTTTACGTGCCCGCATGGCTCAGATCGATTGGTGTTAATCCTGAAAACATTTATTCAAAATGAGCGCTCCGGAAATCATCAGTCTGATTGTCAACCTGCTTTTTGGTACCGGATTTATAGTCACATTGGTTACTCTTAGCCAGATTCGCAAAAAGGCAAAAGCTGAAGCGGATGGTGCCACAACTGAAGTACAAAAAAGCAATGTAGATCTGGTTAGCTCATCAGTTAATGAAATGCTTCAGAGCGTCAATGCCTTGATGACACAGAACAAAGAGCTCGTTAGTGAGTTGGTCACAAAAAACAAGGAGAAGGACGACTTGTCAAAACGCGTTGACCAATTAGAAAAGAAAGTGGCATGCATGGTCCGTACCAATCGGGAGGTAATCAAGTTGCTGGAGAAGTTGGGAGTAGATGAGCATATTATCAACATGCTGAAGGAGGAAACCAGGTGAGAGGAGCAATAATAGTTTCCATACTTGTTTTGATCTTATCAGGGTGCTGCACCCAGAAGAGATGCGCGCAAAAATACCCGCCCGCTCAAAGCAGCACTGAGAAGGATACCACCGGTACGCTTACCCAGGAGACCCATCAGGATACCGACTCCATATCCTATATATCACAGGACTCATCCTGGATAAAGCTTTACCTTGAATGCAACGCCCAGGGTCAGGTACTTATCCGGCAGCTGGACTCCTATAAGCAGGGTAAAAACGTATCCCTGCCCCAGGTGAGTGTGAAGAATAACCTGCTCACCGCACAATGCAAGGTTGACTCTATTGAGGTTTACAACCGCATTTCAAAGCACTTCAAAAAGGAGTTCCAGTACAAGGACAGAATCGTAACCAAGGAAAAAACCATTGTAAAAAAGGAGATGAACAGGTTTCAGAGATTTTGTTTCTGGGGCTTCTGGATACTGTTTCCTTTATCCCTCTTACTTTCCCTTTTATTACTTAAATCCCGCGTCTTATGACCAATAAATCCAAAAATACCGCCGGGAAGTCCAAGGCTCCTGAAGCTAAGGCTCCTGAAGCTAAGGCTCCTGAGACCAAGGCACCTGAGACCAAGGCCCCTGAAGCTAAGGCACCCGAGACCAAGGCACCCGAGACCAAGGCCCCTGAAGCTAAGGCACCCGAGACCAAGGCCCCTGAAGCTGAGGCACCCGAGACCAAGGCACCCGAGACCAAGGCACCTGAGGCCAAGGCCAAAAAAGGGTTAAAGATTCCCCCGGAGCGTCTGAAAGAGCTGTCAAAAATGTATGTGGCAAAAGTGTTCTTTTTCACCTCCGACCTCACCGCCTTTACCGAGGAGCAACACGCCAGGGCTCACGCCTCAAACCTCGGTGATGACATTGTTGAACCAATCGAAAGGGAGGATTAACAATGTCGCTACCACGCGTTAAAATCGACTTTACCAACGGTGCCCTGGGGCAGGTGTCAATGAGTGATGATGGCGTTTATGCCATTCTCACTACCGGTGCTGCCGTTGTCGGGAAGTTCGCCCTGAATACTGCCTACGTGATCAAGTCGCTCTCACAGGTGACCGGCGATCTTGGCATTACCCAGGCGAACAATCCTGGTATCTTCAAGCTGATGACCGAGTTCTATGCTGAGGCCGGTGACGGTACCGAGGTATGGCTTAAGGCCTTTGCCGATACGATTACCATGACCCAGATGATCAACCCGGCAACTGCGCAGGGCGTCCAGGATCTTCTTACCCTTGCCAAGGGAAGGATACGGGCTATTTTTGTTCATCGTACCCCGGCAGCCGGCTATACGCCAACGGTCACAACCGGGCTTGACGGAGACGTTACAACGGCAATTGCCCAGGCTCAGACCACGGCCTTGTACGCCGTTGATACCTTAAAGGCTCCGGTTTTCATCATCATATCCGGGCTGTATTATTCAGGTACCGTAGCTGACCTGGCTACTATCAATACCGGGACGAATAACCGCGTTGGAGTGATGATCGGCGATTCTGTATCTGGCAACGGATGCGCTATAGGTCTGCTGGCCGGAAGGTTGGCACGTATACCTGTACAGCGCAATGTGGGCCGCGTGAAGGACGGTGCTATCCTTTCTCTGGTAGCAGCGTACCTGAAGACTACCCAGGTGGAGCTTGCCGATCCCGGATCTATCCACGACAAAGGCTACATCACTCTGAGAACTCATGTAGGCCGCAGCGGTTACTTCTTTACCGATGATCCACTGGCCGCAGTTGTTACAGATGATTATCACAAGATCACTGCACGCCGGACGGTTGATAAGGGCTACAGGATCGCCTATGATACCCTGGTGAATGAGCTGCTGGATGAGGTTCCGGTAACCGACGCCGGGTATGTATCAGCAGCGTATGCCAAAGGTATTGAGTCGAAGGTGGAAAATGCCATTATCAATTCAATGGACGGTGAGTTAGGCAGGGATCCCGACAATGCCAAGGATAACGGCGTAAGCTGCTACATAAACCCGAAGCAGAATATTGTATCGACTGGTCTGCTGTTGGTGGCTCTCAAGCTCAAACCATTCGGGTACACCAACTATATCAATGTTCAGCTGGGATTCAAAACTTTATCAGCATAAGGAGGACTAATCCATGACTTTCGATTCAAGACAATATGAATGGAATGACCTGTCCCTGTTACTCGGAGGCAGGGATGTCACCGGTTTCCGGGGTATCAAGTATTCCACCAAACAGGAGAAGGAGCTTTACTACGCTAAGGGTAATGAGCCTCAGTCAATACAAAAGGGCAACAAAGCCTACGAGGGTGAGATCACTGTTACCCAGCGTGAGCTTGAAACGCTCACCGCTGCAGGTAATGGCGACTTGATGTCACTAGACCTGGATGCTGTTGTAGCCTACGGTAATCCCTCCAGGGGCGACGCGTTGATCACCGATGTGATCAAGGGCCTGCAGTTCACTGAGGAAGCCAAAGAAATGAAGCAGGGCGATAAAGCAATGGAGGTAAAACTACCGTTCATCTGCCTGCGCATAATTCGCCAGAAACCGTAATCCGTTTTTAGCCAAAACGCGGGCTATCATTTTGCCATCCGGTAAGATGGTAGCCCTTTTTTAAATCTTTTAATCGCTGCAACAATGGAAAAACCAGTAATGCTTATCGGGCAGGTTGAGCCGAGCCAGATTGAAGAGTGGAAAAAGAAACACGGAACCGTTAAGGGATTAATCTGTGACGGTCATATTGCCTACATACGCCCGCCGAACCGCACAGAAGTTTCTTATTCGGCCACTCTCGCACAGACCAATCCCATGAAATCTAACGAGGTTCTGTTGGACTCCGTTTGGTTGGGAGGCAGTGAGGAGATCCGCAAGAACGACAGCCTGTTCTATGGCGTTTCGCAGAAGCTTGCCGAACTTATCAACGTGAAAGAGGCTCAGCTGGTGGATTTATAAATACCGTGCCCGGAGACCCCGGCTCCAATATTGTGGGGTACTGGAACAACATGATCCGATACTACCTGCACATGGATCCTGGCACGTTGACAGATGAGCAGTGGGCCGAAACAATAAACCAGCTGGCCGATATCCGTAAGAAGGAGGCCGGTATCAAATGACCAGGGAATGTCAGAGACGGTAAATTACACGATCAACATTAACGGAACGGCAGAAGCCGTGGTTGGTAAGGTGCTTGTTAATGTCAACAAGGCCATACCGGCTGTAACTACCCTGGGAGATAAATTCCGGAGGCTCGGGGAGGCCGCCTTCGCGCTGAACAACATCAACTCGGTGCTTCAGCAGTTCTCCTCAGCCCTGGACGGTGCCGTTCAACCGGGAGTGAACCTTGATACTTCGATGCATGACCTTAGCGCGATTACAGGCGTTACAGGTGGCAAGCTGAAGGAGATTGAAGGTTATGCCCGCTCAGCTGCAAAGGTATTTGGCGGGAGTGCGGCCCAGGGCGTGGAGTCGTACAAGCTGATCCTTTCCCAATTAAGTCCGGAGATAGCCAAAGTACCAACTGCTCTCTCCTCAATGGGTAAAAGCGTATCCGTATTATCAAAGACAATGGGCGGCGACACGGTAGCGGCAACTGAAGTGCTGACTACTGCCATGAATCAATTTCAGGTATCAATGGACGATCCGGCTGCAGCTGCTAAAGTGATGGCCGATATGATGAACGTGATGTCGGCTGCGGCAAAGGAAGGAAGCGCGGAATTGCCTGCAATAAAAGCTGCCCTGGAGAATTCCGGGATGGCTGCTAAAACAGCCGGAGTTTCATTCGAGGAGTTGAACGCGGCAATCCAGGTGCTGGATAAGGCAGGTAAGAAGGGAGCCGAGGGGGGTGTTGCCATTCGCAATGCCTTGAGCATCCTTTCGGAGGGGCGCTTCATGCCGGAGAAAACGCAAGAGGCGCTTAAGAAAGCTGGCGTTAATGTCAATGCACTAGGTGATCAGAGCCTTAAATTATCAGACAGGCTGCGGCTGTTAAAGCCTGTGATGAATGATGCCGCCCTGATGACTCTGCTTTTTGGAAGAGAAAATCAAAATGCCGGTATAGCCCTGATATCAGGAGTCGACCAGATTGATGAGTACACCAGGAAGATCACCGGAACCAATGCGGCTAATGAGCAGGCACAGGCAGTCATGAGCGGCTTCTCGGAAAAAATGAGCCGCTACAAGGCACGCTGGGATGATCTGAAGATATCCATATTCCAGCATGCCCAACAGGCAATACCGGCTTTCAAAGTAGCCGTGTTTGCCGCACAGGGCGCGGCAGCCACTTTAACTGTTGCAAACACTTTTGGAACGATCTCGGAATCTTCCTGGTTCATTGCCCTAAAGGAGCGTACAAAACAAATGTGGAAGGCTAATACGGCAACCTGGGCAGGCATAACGTCCAATGGTACCTGGATCGGCGTTTCTCTTCTTGCAGCTGTTGCCACAAAAGCCTTGGCGGCATCCGTCCGTTCACTTGGAACGGCTATCTACTCTATCCCGATCATAGGGTGGATCGCTCTGGGCATTACTCTACTTGCCGGGCTGTTCAAATACCTGTGGGATCACTCGGAAAAGTTCCGGCAGGTTCTATTTGGCGTTTGGGAGGCCGTGAAGGCGGTTTTTCATAACATAGGAGTGGTGGTTAAAGTACTTTGGGAAAACCTGATCAAGCCCATATTCATGTTTATCTTCAACCTATGGAAAGCGGTGATAGGCGGCATGATATCGGCAGTCGTCTGGCTATGGAATGGCCTTGTCACTGTGTTTAGTGCCGTGGGCGCGTTCCTGTACGACAATATAATCATGCCCGTCTGGAATGGGATCACCAACGTAATTGAAGCCGTTGGCGGGTTCTTCTTATCAATTTGGGAGTGGATATCTACCACCTTTTCCGGGATCGCCACATGGCTAGATAAAAACCTACTGGAGCCTATCAAAGGCATATTCTCAAAACTCTGGGACTTTATCTCGGGTATCCTGGACAATATCATTAACGCGCTCATGAAACCAATAAAGTGGATCAAGGAATTATGGAATAAGGTGTTCCCTAAAGATCAATTCCAGGATGTAGGGGTGGCCTACAAGGTAGGTGTTGAGAAGGGATCCGAAAGCTGGAAGAAAGATCACCCTGACGCCGCCACTACCAAAGCCGGTATCAAGGCTCCTGAATTGCCAGGGGCGAAACCTCCCAAGCCTACTAAAGAGAAACCTCCTACTCCTACCGCCAAGGCAGACGCGGCAAACGCCGGGGGCACACGAAACAATTCCATATCCATACAAATTAAAAACATGGTGGGCGAAATGAACTTCTCCGGAGGGGTAAAAGAGAATAAAGAGGAAATCTTTAAAGTCATCCAGGAGGGGGTAATGAGATCCCTCCAGGCGATGGCGGCTACAGCCTGATGGAAAAGAACTTTGTTATAGCACCCGGTTACAGTCTTCCTCCCTACTGGATGAGGAACATACCGATTATAAAGGGGGAACTGGATAAATCCACCGAGCAAAGCGCTTTTTCCGGGATCATCCAGCAGCATAAGCTGACATTCAAGGTTGACGGCCTGCAGGACTTTACTTTCCCGATCGACCCTCTGATCAGCCTTTCCTTCGGTAACGTGATCGCCCGCCGCACTGTGGCAAAGGGCAAGCTGCGCGGCACGGTAAAGGAGCGCTGGACTGAGGATGACGTTGAGATCTCGATCAATGGTAAGTTCATTTCTACCGACGGGGAATTCCCCCTGCAGGTGGATCTGCTGCGGCAGTATGTGCAGCAGCATAAGTCCATTAAGGTTGAGTGCACATTGCTGAACGACCGTGGTATTGACATGATTGCTATTGAAGGCTACAACCTGCCATTTACCAAGGGCGCGGAGAATCAGGATTTTGAAATCAAGGCCTACTCCGACGATATTGTTGAACTATTAATAGAGCAGTAAGTGTTTGATATTACCTGGAAAATTTCGGTTGGGAAGTACCGGCTCAGCATGCTGGAGAGCGTTGAGGTTATCCGCTCTGTAGAGCAGCTGAGCGACAGGGCCACCATCGTGCTTCCGGGATCTGTGTTTAACCAGGCTATTGAGGTGGAAAGTAAGATTAAGCGCGGCGATGCGGTGAAAGTGGAATTTGGCTATGATGATAATACTCTCGTTGAGTTCGAAGGATTCCTGGAAAGCATTTCAACCGATGACGGCTCCATCAAATTGAACTGTGAGGACGGTATATATTCATTCCGTAAGGCCGTCGCGGACAAAGAGTTCAAAAATCCGGATGTAAAGGACATACTATCGTACGCTTGTTCTCAGGTTGGTGGGTACTCCCTGCAGTGCGATTACTCATTCACCTATGACAAGTTCATTGCCAGGGGAAACACTGCTTACGACCTGCTCAAAAGGATCCAGGAGGAGTGCAAGGCAAATATCTATCTCAAAGGGAATGTCCTTCATGTTCACCCTCAGTATAGCGAGATTTTCGGCACCTCTAAGTATTCATTTCAGGTAAACATTGAAAAGAGCGAGCTGGAGTATAAAAATGCTGAGGACAGGATCATGGAAGTCATCGTCGAGGGTAAAGGCCGGGACGGGAAAGTGGTACGCGCTACTGCAGGAAAAAAGGGGGGTGATCAGGTTACTTTGAAGATGGACGGCGTAAGCGATTTGGGATCATTACAGAAAGTTGCAGATGAGCAGCTGAAGACAAAAAGCTATAGCGGATACTCCGGGAGCTTTGCCGCCTGGCTGATCCCGTACACGGATGCAGGCTACAAGGTTACGATTCTGGATGAAGATTACACGGAAAAGAACGGGGACTATTACGTTTTGGAGGTATCAACTCATCTGAGCAGCTCCGGAGGAGTGCGCACGATAAAGCTGGGGGCAAGGATATGAATGAAGATCTAAACCTGGGAAGGGAGTTCATCAAGAGGATTGCGGGTACCTTTTCATCCGGGGGCAGTTTATTCGTTGCCCAGGTAACCAAGGTTGATGGTATTAAGTGCACAATCATACTGGGAGAGCTTGAAATAAGCGACGTGCGTATCTTCAGCGTAGAGCAGCAGGGAAACCTCACTGTTAAGCCATTGGAAGGATCTATGGCCCTGGTTGCGGATCTTTCTTCAGGCAAGCTGCGCGATCTGGTCATTCTCCAGGCAGATAAGGTTGAATTGATCAAGTATGAGGAGAATTCCCTTGTTATCGAGATTGACAGTGAATCCAAAAAGCTTGACATACGGAATGACCAGGTAGGGCTAAAAGACTTATTCCAGGCAGTGGCCGACATTATAAAACAGCTGACCGTCTCCACTCCCGCCGGGCCGTCCGGCACTCCGCTACCTCCAACCGTTCAAGCCGTGACGCAATATGAAATGAACTTTAAAAAACTTTTAAAATAGGTTTCAATGGCATTGGCAAAACCGGCTCTTAAGGCAAGCATAAAGCAGCTTCTCCAGGATATGATGACCCGCGAGAACGCAAGTTTCGACGAATTCGCCACGCGCCTGAGTGATGCCGTCGATACCTATGTCAAAACAGGAACCGTCACCGTGGCATCCGGGATCCCGGTGAGCACTACAGGAACAGCCGCCGCACAGACTGGAGCCACCACCGCCCCCGGAACGGGCGCAATAAGTTAG